GTAGTACCTCTCTCCTCTGTTCTAAAAAACGAGAACTAGCATGGAGTTATACGAAGCTCCTGCCGTGTATGAAAAGATTGTACACTACAATGAGGACAAAGAAATACAAGTACGTTTAACAGTTAATACCTTTCGTGGAATTGAGTATCTACATCTTCGTAAATACTATCTAGCATTTACAGAGGAGTGGCTTCCTTCGCCGGAAGGAATTGCAATGGAGTTAGACTTTGATAATTCACGCGAACTCTTTGCCGGGCTAGTAGAAATATTATCACTAGCAGAAAGCAAAGATATACTAGAAGAACATTTTAAAGATTTTCTTGACCAAATCTACAAATAATCCTTGACTTTATTCCTTAAATCTCTTATAATATATAGAAATAAGTGAGGAAACTATGCGCGAATTTTTAGAGCACGCAGTCAAAAAATACTATGAAGGCGATCCAATTATATCAGACGAACAGTTTGATGTACTTGCCGATGTCTACAAATTCAATGATGTAGGGCATCAGATAACTGATGGTGTTCCTCACATTCATCGTATGTATTCTTTACAGAAGTTTTTCGATGAAGCAGATGCACCAGATGGAAAAGAATATGTAGTTAGTCCTAAACTCGATGGAGCTGCAGTATCTCTTGTTTATATAAAAGGAGAGCTACAGCTTGCTCTTACTCGTGGTGATGGCATACACGGAAAAGACGTTACAGATAAAATGCAACATAAAGTACCTCTTCAAATACAGGGCAAACCTGCAGAAGATGTAGTACAGATTACGGGGGAACTTGTTGCTCCAAAAACTATTCCAAATGCAAGAAATTATGCTGCAGGTGCTTTAAATCTCAAAGATCCTAATGAATTTCTTGAAAGAAACGTAAGTTTTGTAGCATATGATATGCAGCCTAGTCATCTTCTTAGATGGACAGGTACACTAGAATATCTTTTTCTTATGGGATTTGCAACTGTAATGCATGTACAAGATGATGTATATCCTACAGATGGTCTCGTCTATCGAATGAATGAGAATAAAGAGTTCGATAAGCAAGGCTATACATCTCACCATCCTCGTGGGGCTTTCGCTCTCAAAGAAAAGAGAGAGGGTGTAATAACTAAACTTGTCGACGTCATATGGCAGACAGGCAAGAGCGGGGTCGTAACGCCTGTAGGAATACTTGATCCTGTAACTATTGGTGATGCTGTAATTCAGAAAGCTACACTACATAATATAGATTACATTAGATCGTTAAATCTTGAAATCGGATGCAAGGTAGAGGTAATTCGCAGTGGTGAAATTATACCTCGAATTTTGCGACGAGTTGATGAAAAATAGTTCTTGACAACGAACTTAAATTTTTATATAATATCTTTTCAATTTCAAAGGAGACCTTTTTGTGCAGACGATTGCTATACCTGATTATTGCCCAAGTTGTAGTAGTAAGCTGGAGCTATCGTTTCCCCTCTTGTATTGCCGTAATCCATCTTGTGGAGAACAAACATCAAAGAAGATTGAACACTTTGCCAAGACTCTTAAAATCAAGGGTCTAGGCCCAGTTACAATTGAATCTTTGGTATTGGAGTCCATAAATGATATATACGCATTATCAGAGTTCGACCTAGTAGAAAGGTTGGAATCACAAAAACTCGGAACGAAATTGTTTTTAGAAATAGAAAACTCAAAGAAAGCCCCACTAAATATATTATTGGCAGCTTTCAGTATTCGCCTCATAGGTAAGACAGCCTCAGAGAAACTATCTGCAGTATGTGAATCAATACATGATATAAATGAAGATAGTTGTGCAGATGCAGGTCTTGGCCCTATGGCCACTGAAAGTTTGTTAGGGTGGATTGAAGAAGAATACCCTCTTCTTGAACTTCCACACAACTTTACATTCGATAAGCCCGTTAGCCGGACGAATGTAGGAGTTGTTTGTATAAGTGGTAAACTTAAGAGTTTTGGAACCAAGGCTCAAGCTACAAAAGCATTAGAACAGCATGGCTATACAGTTAAAAGTAGTGTCACGAAAGACGTAACAATACTGGTCAATGAAAGTGGAATAGAGTCCCAAAAAACAACCAAAGCCAGAGAGTCTGGCGTAACAATAGTCGAAAACATATTAGACTTTTTAGGAGAAACGAATGGCATTGCCTAAGTGGACAGACGAGCGAACTGAAGAGCTCGTAACTTTTGTTGGTGACGAATCACCAATCTCTCAAGCAACCGTTGCAGAAGCAGCAGATCAGCTTGAGACCTCAACCCGATCAATCTCAAGCAAATTGAGAAAGATGGGATTCGAAGTGGAGCTTGCTTCCGCTTCTAGCTCTCGTGCATTCTCAGAATCACAAGAAGCAACTCTTGCAACTTTTGTGCAAGACAATAGCGGTGAGTATACCTATGCTCAAATCGCTGAAAACTTTGACGGCGGAGCATTCTCTGCCAAATCAATCCAAGGAAAGATTCTTTCTATGGAATTGACTGGTCACGTTAAGCCTGCTCCTAAAGTAGAAGCAGTACGAACGTACTCAGAAGACGAAGAGACTATATTTATCGACATGGTAAATGATGGTGCCTTTGTGGAAGCTATTGCTGATGCATTGGATCGCTCAGTAAACTCAGTACGAGGCAAGGCTTTGAGCCTACTTCGCTCTGGTGATATTGATGCAATTCCGCGTCAAGAGCACACAAAAGGTTCGGCTAAAGAAGATCCTTTGGCTGATCTAGGTGACATCTCTGGAATGACTGTTGAGGAAATTGCAGAGGCTATTGGTAAAACTGCCCGTGGCGTTAAAACTATGCTAACTCGTCGAGGTCTTGTTGCGGAAGACTACGATGGTGCTGCAAAGAAAGAAAAAGCTGCAGGCTAAAAACTTAGTAGCCCTTCGGGGCTGCTTTATCTTCGGGGGAAGTGTTGAATATTGCGAGTGCTTTAATCAAGCAGGTGTTGACGCTGCAGGACTTTGAGACCTGGACGTCCGTTCGCAAAGACTATCTACCCAATGAATATCACACTATCTTTAGTGTAATAGATAAACATTGTGATAAGTTTCATACACTTCCTACCTTTGAAGATTTAAAGTTTGAGGTACGAGATCCTGCAACAGTAGAAAAACTGTTTGCAATCGAAAGTATCGACGTAGAAGCTGATGCATTTATGCTTCTACAGTATCTCAAAAATGAGTATACGCAGAAAGAAATCTTAGATTCTCTTGAAACGTATATAGACAACTCTGTAGCTTTTGAAGATGCAGAGGAGTCAGTTGCACATCTACATCAGATTGTACTCGACGTTGAAAAGAAGGTCGACCTACAAGAACCTCAAGAAAGTATGCAGCGCATAGCTTTATTTGAAAATGATGATGAGATTGGTAAGTATCTAGCTCTTGGTCTTAATGCAGACTATGACCGTGAGATTCAGTTCTCTCCGAAAGACCTTGTTCTTATCGGGGGTCGTCGCGGGGCTGGTAAATCGCTTACTTGTGCAAATATTGCTCACAGCGTATTTGAGGGTGGAAAGTCGGCTATGTATTTCACTATTGAGATGGATAGCCGATCCATTCTACAAAGAGTCTGTTCTATTGCAACAGGAGTACCATTCTCACGGTTGCGTACAAAAAATCTGAGTGTTCTCGAATGGGAACTTGTCGCCGGTTGGTGGGCAAATAGATTTAACGATAGTCAAGACAGATTGAAAGAGTACAAAGAACACCGAGACTTTGAGAAGTTTCAACATAATCTTACAACAACCTGCGAGCTTCTCCCGACTCAGCAAGTTGATGTTATTTATGATCCAGCTTTGACCCTCGCAAAGATCAAAGCAGAGATGGACAAAAAAGTGAAAGCACTTAATGTCGCGGTAGTTCTGGTTGACTATATCAATCAAGTTAAGAGATCCGTTGTACCTTCACGTATGGGACAGTATGACTGGACGGAACAAATAGAGGTGAGCAAAGCCCTCAAATCTATGGCACAGGAGTATGAATGTACTGTTGTAACGCCATATCAAACTGACGCAAGCGGTGAAGCGCGTTTTGCAAAAGGTATATTAGATGCCGCAGACGCTGCTTATGCTCTTGAGACTTACGACCAGGAGGATGCAGCAATTACATTTAATTGTACTAAAATGCGTTCCGCTGCTATGCGTTCATTTACATCTACAGTTAATTGGGAAACCATGAAGATTGGTCCAGAATCTGCTATGACTCCAAGTGAAAGAGAACAATCAGAACATAAAACCGGTGAAGACATAGACGACCTATAAAAAATAGTTCTTGACTTTAGAATCTGTTTTTGATATAATATGCTCATGAAAAACGGAGACAATCCTGTCACCGTTCTTCGTTCATCTTACTCTGTAAGACGGAAGTAGACAATTTTTGTTGAAGGA